TTCATTTTGACACCCTTACCCTTGCATATTTTTTATGAATTTGTTCACAGTCAACATACAAAAAGTCGTGGTATTTCTGTATATTTTCAGCGGTTGGAGACTGTTTGATAATATCTTCAAGTTTATAAATTGTATTAAGAACATCGCTCTTGTCGCGTGCAATTTGATGATAAGATAGCCATTCTAAAACTTTTTTCTTTTTCTTTTGGAGCGTGTCCCATGCCGCTTTTCTCGCAACATAACAGGTTTTGCTTTCATACCCGGCGAGCGAGCTTTTTTCTTTACAATATTCCGTTTTCAAACTTTTTACAGCAAAAAATTTGCCACAATGTCTACAGCGTTGGACTTTAAGTTTTGCAAAAACATAATAGTGCAATATGGAAAAAATAACATCATTATAAGTTGCGCATGAATAAAAGATCGACCTGTTTTCTCTATCAGGAGGAACATCGAACGTAGCCCGCCAAACGTCGCGCCATGGTAATTGGTATGATAAGTTCAATTCTAAATTGGCTCTCGCTATTTCAAACTCACCAAGAGACATTTGATTTATGTTTTCTAGCGCAGAGTTCACCCACAGTTCTCCGTTAAATGCATTCCCTGTGTAGTTATACTCATCTACATTATTGCGGTCTGGGTGAAGAAGTTTATATCCTAATAGCAACAAAGAATCTTCACTTAAATCTTTCCAGATATGGTTTCCTATACTATCTGGCTCGCTTTGCGGACGAATAATATCACCTATGATTGTTAGGACATTAAAACTCTCTTCTCGCACTACATCACGAGAGTATCTGGTATTTTTAATGGTTTCATAAATTGTACCCTCTATCTCTCCTGAGGGCTTCTCTACTATTCCAATTACATAATCGTACATAGTATCTCGCTTTCAATGTTTCGTACTTTCAAAAATATTATATCTCCTAAACTTTCCAAAGTCAAGCACTAATATTGTTGTAAACTGGATTTAATGAGAGCGGCCGCCTCAGCAATCTTTTATAGGAGGCAATCAGTTTGAGCAATATTGAAATCAAAGAAACTATTAAAAAAGCTAGGCTTTATCAATATGAAATCGCTCAGAAGCTAGGAATCACCGAATTTACCCTGTGCGTTTGGTTTCGGAGTGAACTCTCCCCAGACCGCAAAGAGAAGATTTTAAGCGCCATCACAGAGCTAGTAAGTGAGGGCGGCGAATCATGAAGAAAATTACACTAAGCCAATCACAAGCCCGTGACATCGCCTATTGCATCTTCCCAGACATCGCCGCCTACATTGCCGAACACCGAGCGGAATATGAGGCGTGGCTGAGAAATGGAGGTGTTTGACAATGCAGATTAAACTCATTGACCTCCTCTCTCGTGGACAAGAAAATGCCAAGACTGCCAACGAACTGCAGTCACTGCTAGGGTACAAAACTGTCCGCCACGTCACGCGGGAAATTAACAGGCTACGCAACGATGGCGAGGTCATTTTATCAAACAACACAGGAGACAACAAAGGCTTCTACCTGCCCGAAACAGAGGACGAAATTTTGCGCTTTGTCAGAAATATGTACTCACGAATCAGAGAAATTCGGAAAGCCGTAACCTCTGCCGAAGACGAATTGAAAAGGTTAGGGGGTGATGGTGTATGAGACTGCACATCGACACCGTACCATATCCCCAAAAACCAAATGACAGTATCGCCACCATCAAAGCCCGCTTACAGCGAGACACGCCACCCCGCAATGTGACCGTGGACGAATTGGCAACCGCCATTCAAGGCGGCTACAGTTTCAGCCCCGCCGTGGTGATCGGTGGGGCAAAGGCTGAAAATTGGAAAGAACAGCAGCTATTTTGCGTTGATATTGATAATGACAGCGAAGATGCCGCAGTATTAGCGCCTGAGCAAGCCCTTGAGATATGCAGACAGAACGATGTGCATCCAATCTTATACTACTTTAGCTTTAGCCATACCGAGAAAAAACCAAAATATAGGCTTTGTTTTGCTACAGATGAAGTCATCACCGACCCAAACACCCGCTCCGTCATTATGGAGACGCTGATTTCACTGTTTCCACAGGCGGACAAGGCTTGCCGAAACGCTGATCGCATCTTCTACGGCACAAACAAAGACCTCTTTATCTGCGACAGAAACGCCCGAATAACACTAGAAACCATCAAGGGGCTATTCACCCCGCCAGAGCGTAAAACGCCCACAGGACGGCAAGCAAGCACCGATGAGGAACTCTCCGAATTAAAAAGGAACTTCGACTTTCTAGGCTACCTCAAAGGACGCAACGGCAAGATCAGCTTTCAGAATGCTCGCTGTGTTCAATTTGAAAACTGCGAGATTTGCGGTCATCGCAAAGACTTAGTGTATTACCACGACACGAACATGGTTTACTGCTTCCACAAAACGGACAGAGCGTATTCGATCATCGACTACATCATGGAAACGGAAAATATTCCACTCAGTCAAGCAATTTCCCATTTCAAACATGATTTGTGTGGAGTACCGAGAACGACAGCGCAAAAATGGAATCCAGCAAAGAGCAAACACAAAGCACCTGATAAGATCATCTCACGCTTGCAGGAGCTACAAGCAGATAGTCGCTACTCACTCAATGACAAAGGTATTGCACAGCTATTTTCAGACCTTTATCAAGACTGCCTTGTATACTGCACCACCGCCAAACAATGGTATCATTTTAATGGCAAAGTGTGGCAGTTAGACGGCGAAGCAATGCACACACGGCGAAAGGCGAAGGAGTTTGCGGATGGGCTTTTGATATTCGCCACATCCCTACCTGAGAATGAGTACAAAAAGACATTTTCAGATTATGCGTACAGTCTGCAAACTTTGCGGGTTCGAGAAATCATCATCAAAGATGCCCAGAGCAACAATTTTGTAAGCCAATCCGATTTTGACCGAAATACCGATCTGCTGAACTGCCAAAATGGAACGCTACACCTAAAGACCTTTGCATTTACACCACATGACCCCAAAGACCTGCTCTCAAAAATCTCAAATGTCGTATATGACGAAAAGGTCGCATCTGCGGCGTGGGAGAAGTTCATAGATGGCGTAATGATGGGGGATCGTGAAAAGATTGAGTATCTGCAAAAAGTCTTGGGGTACGCCATCACCGCCGACACACGCTTGGAAACCTGCTTCATTTTATACGGAGCATCAACCCGCAACGGAAAGTCTACGCTCGTGGAGACCATCGCCTACATGCTAGGGAATACATCGGGGTATGCAATGAACATCTTGCCTCAGACCCTTGCCCAGAAAAACAAAGATACAAGGCAAGCGAGCGGCGATATAGCCCGACTGCATGGGTGCCGCTTTCTCAATGCCGCCGAACCGCCAAAGCGCATGATCTTTGACGTTGCCTTGCTCAAAGAGTTGTTAGGACGTGACACCATCACCGCACGCCACCTCTTTGAGAGAGAGTTTGAGTTTCGACCGCATTTTAAGCTATTCATCAACACAAATTTTCTCCCACTGATTACAGACGATACTCTCTTTTCGAGTAGCAGACTGAATGTTATCAGCTTTGACAAGCACTTCACGCCACAAGAGCAAGACCGAGACCTCAAAGACAGGTTGCAGACAGCGGAAAATATTAGTGGAATCCTTAACTGGTGCATTGCAGGACTTAAAAAGTTTTACACCGATGGAGCAATTCCCCCGCCATCTGTCCAGTCTGCTACTGCTGAATATCGGGCAAATAGCGACAAGTTGGGCAACTTCATAGCAGAATGTTTGGAACGCTCTGATTGTAACACAAAAGCCCTTATCGTGTTTACAGCCTACAAGACATGGTGCGAAATAAACGGCTATGGATGCGAGAACAAAGGAAACTTCTATGATGAACTCCGAGGCAAAAACATCTTTGCGAAGACAGGTACGGTCAACGGTCAGACTGTCAAAAACGTAGTGATTGGGTACGAAGTGATCGAAGAAGAACCGCCACCATTCAGACCCCACACACCGCATTATTACTAGACTTTCGGCTCTCTGTGTGCAAAATGTGCAAAAAATATGTAAGCCCTCTATATAGGGTGATTTTTATAAGGACACATAGAAAATGCACATTTTGCACATTGACCTAAAAAACACATAAATTTCAACGTCTACATGAAAGGATAATACTTTGAATAGCAAACAAAAAGGAGGCAGGGGCGAAAGAGAGTTCGCCACCCTGTGCCGTACCGAGGGCTATGACAATGCCCAACGTGGACAACAGTTCCAAGGCGGTGTAGACAGCCCCGATGTGAAAGGTCTTCCCGGTATACATGTCGAAGTGAAGCGTGTCGAACGTTTGAACATACATGAAGCCATGAGGCAGTCCATGCGAGACTGTGAGGGTAAAGCAATCCCAATCGTGGCACATCGCCGCAATCACGACAAATGGTTTATTACTATGTTGGCATCAGACTGGTTCACGCTCTATCGAGAATGGGAAGCCGAACAAGAAAGCGGGTGATAGATTGACCCAACTAACCGAACGACAGAAGCGATTTATTGACTATTACATTGTGCTTGGTAATGCGACAGAGGCAGCTATCAAGGCAGGCTATAGCAAAAAAACAGCAGGGCAAATCGGTGAGCAGAACTTGAAAAAACTTGAAAAATTTATCCATGCAAAACTAGCTGCTAAAGAAGATGAGCGCATTGCAAGCGGAGATGAAGTTTTAAGGCATCTTTCCGCCACTATGCGTGGTGAAACAGTAGAAGAAATCCCTATCTTTGTGGGCAAAGGGGTACAGGTGCTAACCTCAAAAAGCCCCAGCGTTCGAGACCGTTTAGAAGCCGCCAAACAGCTTGCGAAACGGTATGGGTTAGATGGTAGACAGTCAAGCGGAGAATTTGAGGACTTAACCCCTCTTGCGGAGTTGATAAACGATGACACAGACACAGATGATACAGTGGAAGCCATTCAGCCAGAAACATAGACAATACATAAAATCTGCCCTAGATAACCGCATGTGTGTTGCCGAGGGTGCTATCCGTAGCGGAAAAACGATAGACCACTGCATTATCGCCGCCATGTACCTAGAGCAATGTCCAGACAAAATACATCTTGCAAGCGGTTCTACGATGCCAAACGCCAAAGTAAACATTGGGGCTTGCAATGGTTTTGGGTTAGAAAACCTGTTCCGTGGGCGCTGTCATTGGGGTAAGTATAAAGGTGCTGAGGCTTTGATTATCCAAACCAAAACAGGGGAAAAGGTTGTCCTCTTTGT